GCGTTAATTATGTTGTCACACAAGTAGGCGCAATATCTAGCAACATTTCAGCAATAAATGCAAGTGAAGCAGCCGGAACATCAGGCGGATTGGCAGCGCAATTAAAAGGCAAAAGCGCAGCAGAACGCAAAAAGATGTTGGCGGCAGCCCAAAAGAATTTAACAAATGATCAAAAATTAGCGCAACGGTTGCAGTTGCAAATACAAGCGCAAGAAGCTGCATCGACGGACAAACCAGACCCGTCACAAAGGACAGAACTTTTAGCCGCGCAAGCTCGAATTAACACAAATCAAAAAAGAATCGCAGCAATAACCACATTCAAACCCCCAAAGCCAAAGCCAAAGCCAAAGCCAACAACAACTCCACCACCCACGCCAACGCCAACTGGCGGTAGCGGGAGCAAGCCTAAGGAAGCTAAAAAGCCCAAAGACTTTACCGAGCAAATTGCTAATTCCAAAACTGCATTAAATTTGGCAAATTTACAGTTTGCTGTTGAAGGCAAAATACTGGAATCTCGGCGTTTAAATAATGAGCCGCTTGCGCTTGCATTGACAGCGCAAAAAGAAATCTATAAAATTGATGCTGATATGGCAAAGATAAAAGCTGATAAAGAAATGCCAGCGGCACAAAAACTTAACGAAATTGCAGCTCTTGAAGTTCAAAGAAAAACTGTTAATAGGCAATTGACTTACGACATTGCTACGGCTGAACAAACGGCAAGTCAAACTAGACTGCAAGCAATTACAGCATACCTAGAAAAACAATATGAACTGAATACTGCAATCCAGCAGCAAAAAGCATTGGCCGAAGGCGTTTCAAATACTCTCGGCCAAGGCATGACTTCAGTGTTTGATGCTTTGATTCAAGGCTCTGACAACTGGGGTAAGAGTTTGCAGCAAATTGCATCTAAGGTTCTGGTTGATATTGCAAATCAGTTAATTCGCATCTATGTAATTGAACAAGCAGTAAGTGCAATCAAATCATTCCTAAGCCCTTCCCTGCCTTTCGGCGGCGGCGGCGGCCAAATCGGCGGTGTAGGTACACTTGGCCCCAATTACGGCATCAAGCAGTTTGCCGCTGGAGGCACACCACCGGTTGGTAGGCCATCATTGGTCGGCGAGCGTGGCCCAGAGCTGTTTATGCCTGGCGTGCGCGGCAGCATCATCCCTAACAACGCATTGGGCGGTGGCGGCACCAGCGTTGTGGTCAATGTTGATGCAAGCGGCTCCAACGTGCAGGGTGACCAAGCGCAAGGCCGGCAGCTTGGGGTTGCCATATCGGCTGCGGTTCAGGCAGAATTGGTGAAGCAGAAACGCCCTGGAGGACTTCTTGCATAATGGCAACATTCCCTAACATCACGCCTACCTACGGAGCACAGAAGAGCAGCCAGCCCAAGGCGACGACGGTTCAATACGGCGACGGCTACCAAATGCGTGCTGTATTTGGGCTGAACCAAAATCCCAAAAGCTGGAGCTTGACATGGGAAATATCAGAAACTGATTCAGATACAATTGAAACATTCCTTGATGCACGCGCTGCGCAGGAGTCATTCGACTGGACGGCACCGGGTGAACCGGTTAGCTCTAAATATGTCTGCCCAGAATGGAGCAAATCAATCCCATACCTAAACCGCGCAACGATTCAAGCTACATTTATGCAAGTATTTGAACCTTAATGGCATACGCATCCTGGGCCGCCACAAACTCCTATGCCGTTGGCAACATCGTCCGCGCCACTACGGTGCAGGACTTTGGCCTGGTGTTTCAATGCACCACGGCGGGCACGTCAGGCGCTACGCAACCGGCATGGCCAACGCTGATTGATTCTACGGTTGTTGACGGTGGCGTCACATGGAAGGCGATCAGTGCAGTATATGAAGACCTTAGTGTGCTGGCGCCTAATGCCATTATCGAGCTGTTCCAGTTGCATCTTGATAGTACGTTGCATGGCAGCAGTGCTATTTATTACTTCCACAATGGTGTCAATGCTGCGGTAACTGGTAACATTACATGGAACGGCCAAGCATATGTACGCTTATCGCTTGAGGCAACTGGCTTTGATTACTCAAGCACCGGAAGCTTACCGCGCCCTTCGCTGACTGTTAGCAACATCGGCAGTAGCATTACCGCGTTGCTGCTGCAAGTTAACCTGATTACAGCAGGCAATGATCTTGGCGGTGCAAAAGTTGTCCGCATCCGCACGCTAAAGAAATACCTTGACGGTGCGGCTGGCGCCGATCCGCACGCTAAGTCCCCTGATGAAATCTGGCATGTAGATCGCAAGGCAAATGAAAACCGCGCAGCAGTTGAATTTGAACTAGCCAGTAAATTTGACCTTGTTGGTGTGATGTTGCCACGGCGGCAGATCATTGCAAATGTATGCCAGTGGGCCTATCGCGGCGGTGAGTGTGGATACACGGGCACTGACTACTACGACATCAACGACAATAAAATTACAGCAAGCGGCAGTGACGTATGTGGCAAAAGGTTGAGCAGTTGTAAGGTAAGGTTTGAACCATATACGCTTGATGGTTCTGTGACCAATGGAAGCACATCAATGACCATAGCATCGTATTTTAATTTTAGCGAAGGTCATCCGGTGTCTGGATTAGGCATCCCGTCTGCAACCACAATCAGCGCCATCGTTAATGCGACCACGCTGACATTAAGCCAAGCTGCAACGATGACTACATTGAGCACCAAGACGGGCACTGTATCAACAAGCAACGCAACCGTAGTAGTTTCAAACAACACCGGCATCAGCGTAGGCCAAGCAGTAACTGGAACATATATACCAGCCAGCACTACGGTAACAGGCATCGCAAGCACAACGGTAACGCTCAGCAACAGGCCGCATTCAATCGCTCGGGCAGGGACTTATGTCCCGACGACCGAGGAATACTTTTACGGTGACGAGTATAGTGGCTACGGCCAAAGAACAATACTAACCGCTCAGCAAATTAACATAGACACAACCGGTTTATCTGCTGGGATGATTGTATTTGGCAGTAATGGGATTGATACAACTATTGCATCTGTAGGCTCTGGCGTTATTTATCTTAATGGGTACGGTGACTTATATTTCGATCAGGTTGGTGTGCAGTTATACTTCCTGCCAGCATCGCCAGGTTCTGCAACCTACACCTTCACGTCAAACGCAAAGTACACCTTTCGCACACCTGATACGGCATTACCATTTGGCAGCTTCCCTGGAGCGGGGCTATCCAAATGAAACTAACCGAAGCACTTGAAACAGAAATCCTAGAGCACGCACAAGCTGAGGATCCACGCGAATGCTGCGGGTTGATCGCAGTGGTCAAAGGTCGCCGCCGTTACTTCCCATGCCAAAACATTGCAGCCACACCAAGTGAGCATTTTGTTCTGAGTGGTGTGGATTATGCACAGGTTGAAGATCAGGGCGAAATCGTGGCGGTTGTTCACAGTCACCCGATCAGCAACCCGGCTCCCAGCCAAGCGGATCGTGTTGCCTGTCAAAAGTCTGGCTTGCCATGGATTATCGTGAATCCTAAAACAGAAGCATGGGGACATTGCAACCCTGATGGTTTTGAGCTGCCATACGTTGGCCGCGAGTTTGTCTTTGGTGTCGTTGACTGCTACTCGCTGGTGCGTGATTGGTATGGCAAAGAATTTGGCCTGCGCCTCAGCGATTACGAACGCCGCGATCTGTTCTGGGAACGTGGCGAGAACCTATACGTGGACAACTTCCACCGCGAAGGGTTCCGCAAGATTCCGTTTGATGAGTTGCAGTACGGTGATGCCTTGCTGATGCAACTTGGAGCAAAGCTGCCAAATCACACAGCGATCTACATTGATGACCAGCAGATCCTGCATCACATCCAAGGCCGGCTGAGCAGCAGGGATGTCTTGGGGAGCTATTATACGAAGAACACTGCCATGGTCTTGCGGCATGAAAGTCGTTAAGGTCTACGGCGCCCTACGCAAACGGCTGGGGCAATGCCGCTTTCAGTTTGAGGCTGATACGCCTGCCCAAGCGATCAAGGCATTGATCGCCAATTTCCCCGGCCTTGACAAATGGCTGATCAATAGCGAGCAGGATGGCGTCGGCTATCGGGTGACGATCGGCAAGGAGCGGATCGGCGAGGATGAAGCTGCCACGTTGCTTATGCCATGGAGCGAGCGTGACGTGTTCAGCATTACGCCAGTGATCGCGGGTGCTGGTCAAGGCGTGGGGCAAATTTTTGCTGGCATCGGATTGATTGCATTGTCTTTTATCAGCTTTGGCGCAGGTTCAGCTTTGGCTGGTGTCGGTGCAGCAGGTGGTCTTTTTGGCGGTGCTGCTGCTGCTGGAGCCACCTTGCCATTTTTAAGCACCGCCTTGTTCGGAATTGGCGCCAGTCTTGTGTTGGGCGGCGTTGCCCAAATGCTGTCACCTGCTCCAACGTTTTCTGGCTTTGAACGCGGCAAGGAAGCAGCACGCCTAGAGTCCTTTAATTTCTCAGGCATCACCAATACGGTGCAGCAGGGGATGCCGGTTCCTATTTGCTATGGTCGCTGCTTCATCGGTTCTGCCGTGATCAGCAGCGGGCTTGACGTGGATCAACTGATATGACACGCATTCAAGGTTCTGGTGGCGGTGGTGGTGGCGGTGGCAAGGGCGGTGGCGGTGGTGGCGGCAGCTACGTCGCCACAGAATCCGATGATTCGCTCCAGTCAGTCCAATACGGCAGCGTCCTGGACCTGCTCAGTGAAGGCGAAATAGAAGGCATTGAAGGCGGTGCCAAAGGAGTTTATCTTGATGGCACACCAATTCAAAGTGCCGCTGGCACCGATAACTTCACCGGCTACACGCTTGTTACGCGCAATGGTACGCAAGCGCAAGCGTATATCCCAAACACAAATGGCACAGAACTTGAGAAGGGAGTTAATGTAGAGGCATCATTTACGTCGGCAGTCACCAGAACAATCACTGACGTTGATGTTGATCGCGTGCGCGTTACTGTGCAGATGCCAGCGTGCCGCACTATTGAAACAAACGGTGACATCACGGGCAACAGCGTAGATATTGAAATCCAGGTTCAATACAACGGCGGTGGATTCACGGCTGCTGTTGCGGATACGATCAGCGGCAAGACAACCAACAGCTATCAGCGTGATTACATCCTGACGTTGAGCGGTGCGTTCCCGGTTGACATCCGACTAAAGCGCACATCGGCTGATGCAACCAACGCACGCAGTCAAAACAAAACCTTCTTCTACAGCTACACAGAAATCATTGATGAAAAGCTGCGCTATCCCAACAGCGCACTAGCTTTCCTGCGGTTTGACAGCCGGCAATTTAGCAACATCCCTGCCCGCAAATACTTGGTGCGTGGCATCAAGATCCAACTGCCAAGTAATGCCACCGTTGACACCACAACGTACCTTGGCCGCGTCACC